TGACGTGGGCTGTTGCCCCAAATGTCCGTATCAGGGGACTCAGCCGTTAGAGAAGATCGAACTTCGCAAGTCAAAGGGTACGACGTTACCGCCTGGGTTCAATGTGAACTTGCCCCAGAGCGACCTTCCGACCGAGTCAAACGGGTCAGCACCGTTCGAAGGGGCTACTGGATCAGCAGCCGCCGAAGACCCGTTTAAAGTATGGCAAATTTTCCTGGTGCTTTTCGTCCTGCTCGCATTCGCCGTCGCCTCGCTTGTCCTGGCTTAAAGATGCCCGTGCCTCTGATAGTACAACCGGCATGGCTACTGACGCCCCGATCACCCTGGATGCTCTCATGAAGGAGATTAAGGCTCTGCGTAAGGATATGCGTAAGATTCGCGCGCATATCGAGGACCCGACAGGCGAGAAGTCCAAGGCCCGCGCCGTAAACAACGGCTTCAACAAGCCCCTGGACGTGACCCCCGAGCTGCGGGCCTTCCTGAGCCTGGCGGCCGACGAGAAGATCTCGCGCTCTCAGGTGACGACCCGTATCAACGGGTACGTAACCGAGAAGGGCCTGAAGGCCGGCCAGAACATCACGCTGGACGAGCCCTTGAAGGCCCTGCTGCACCCGCCCGAGGGCACCCAGGTGACTTTCCTGAATATCCAGAAGTACATCAACCCGCACTACATCAAGGAGGTGAAGCCTGAGGTTGAGAAGAAGCCGAAGGCCCCAGTCGACCCGAACGCGCCGCCGAAGGAGAAGAAGCTGCGCCCGAAGGTTGTGAAGGCCTAAGCCCCAGTCGAGAAGCGACTGTCCTCCCCACATTTGGATCTCGAGTCCTTCGGAGGCTTAAAAATGTCGCCACACTGTAACATAACATGGAGACCGATCAGCAAATTCCGGCACCTGAGATTGCACGGGAAGCCTTGAATGCCCTGGTCGGCACAAAAGTCAAAAATGTCGCACTCTATCAACGAGCGTTCACGCACAAGTCAGCCCTGAAGCGCTATTCAGGACTGACTGGTTCGTACGAAACACTAGAATTCATGGGAGATTCGGTTCTTGGGTTTATTATTACAAAGCATTTATTTGACCTTCACGAGAAGGAGCAGGAGGGGTTCCTGACGAAGGCCCGTACGAAGATGGTCCGGGGGAAGACTTTGTGCGAAATTTCGAAAGTTCTCGGTCTTGACAAATTGATCCTGATGGACGAGAAGGGTGAGCGCAACAACTGGAATACGAACGAGCACATCATGGAGGATGCGTTCGAAGCTCTCGTCGGGGCCATTTACCTCGATCTAGGGATGGTCCACGCCAAGACGTTCGTCATGGAGTCCTTCACTAAAGTCAAAACGTCACTCGTCGATGATAATTGGAAGGACCAATTGATGCGTTGGTGCCAGGCCCTCAAGTACCCCTTGCCAGACTATAGGCTGGTCAGTCAGGCCAACGGCCAATTTTTCATTATGGTCGTCGTCGACGGGATGGACTGTGGGTCGGGTTTCGCGAGCACCAAGAAACAGGCCGAACAGAATGCGGCCGAAATAGTACTTAAGACTGATCCTCGATTCAAGAATAAGCATGTCCCAACCGCTAACCGGCGAGCCCCAGATTCTCAGGGCCCGGGAACTCCTCGCGGCTGAATACGCCGAACAAAGAAGTCAGGAATGGTTAGATCTCCGTGACGAAATGATTACGGCGAGTGACATAGCGAGCGCGATCGGCGACAATCGCTACGAAAGCGTAGACGCGTTCATAAAAAAGAAGGTTCTCAAGACCAAATGGGCCGGGAACGCCGCGACCGCACACGGGACCCTCCTCGAGCCTATGGTCCGGGACCTTTATGACGCCCGGACCGGCCGCAAGTCGCACGAGATCGGTCTGGTACGGCACCGCGAACACCACTGGCTCGGGGCGTCACCTGATGGCGTCACGGAGGACGGACTTCTGATCGAGATCAAGTGCCCTTTGACCCGTAAGATTGAGCCGAAGGTCCCCAAGCACTACCTGCCCCAGGTCCAGCTTCAGCTTGAAATCACAGACCTCGAGGAGTGCGACTTTGTCCAGTACCGACCGGCGAGCTCTGAAGGCGCCGAGCCCGAGTTTGTCGTCGTCCGGGTCGTTCGGGACCGGTCCTGGTTCGCGCAGAACCTGCCGGCCATGCGGGCCGCCTGGGAACGCATCCTCAAAGGGCGGGCCCAGGGCCTGTGTGAGATTGTGGACGACTCCGTGCCTTGGGACTTTAAGAATCAAATTGCATGTGAAATAGTAGATGACGACCCGGCCGACAGTCCAGGACTCTCTGATGGAGGCGCTCGGGGCGGTGCCGAGGTGCATTCATAAGAATCGATTTCTGAAATGCCGGGAGTGCTACGGGAATTATTGCGCGGGGTGCATTCAACTTGAGGTTCACAAGTGCTCCAAGATGGATGAACGGATTAAAAATGAAAAAGATAATTTGTCAAAGAAATTAGTGAAGGTTGTCGCCCCTAAGATCTCCGCAATCTAGTGAAGAGGAAAGCGACCAGCGCGATCATCGCCAGCCAGAACAGAATCTGCTGACTCTGCTGCTTGCCCTGCATCATCTTGACCGTGTATCCGTCAGACCCCCCGCCACTCTGACCGATCCATGGCCACTTAGCCCCCGGCCTGAACCACGTGACCGTGCCGTCCGAGTACTCGAGCTTACGCGCCGGGTATGCCATAAATGGCGCAGGGTCCGGCTCGGTCGTCTTTAAGTACATGGAGCCCGAGCCGTTTTTATTGGGATCATCGGCGCCCTGGACGGGCTCGGTGTATGTCATCGGCGTCTCATCGATCTGGGTCGTGTACGAACCATCGATGAACCATGTCTTCGGGAACCCGTCGTTCGTGACGCCAAAAGTTCCGGACCACACGTAGGGGTTGAAGCCGTCTATTTGCAGGCGGTCGTCAATCATAGAGGCTGACGCCATCTTATTATTACATATTCACATTATTTTCCTTGTACGTCTTCGTCTGGATCTTGACCCGGTGCATCTCCCACATGGTGTCTAGGTCGACGTTCAACATATGGGCCAGCTGGAACAAGTAACTGAAGACGTCGCCCATTTCCATGGCGACATCCGTACCCCGGTCCTTTTTGAGACCGGTCTTGCGGTAGATGCGCTGGTTCTGACGGATCGATGACGCGAGCTCGCCCATCTCCTCGTTGAGTAACATCCAGACGATACTCACGGGGGCTTTGTCCCAGCCCTTTTGCTTACACATGTTCGCGGTCTCGTCACGATATTTATTCATTGAGTATCAAACGCCCATGTTTCTTATCTGGTATTGAAGCGACCGACGAACCCTCTGTACCGGTACACGAAGATCGCCGTGACCACGAGCGCTCCGAACTCGGCCGTGAGCTTCCAGTTCTCGATAACGCCCCTGTCCGTAGTCTTTTTTTCGGCCCACGGCTCGATGACCGCATTGCTGAAGAGGCGGATGGCGCGTTCGATTGCGAAGAACACGATGAACCCGAAGAGGATGTCGTCGAGAGCTCTCATCAGAACCCAATCTTGTAATTGCTCGGGATTTTATTCCCGTACGTGCTCGTGCTTACGGGCACCTCGAGAGGAACGGCGTTCCGGGAAATGTCGCGCATGTACACAATCTGCTGCAGAAGGCCCGTGCTGATGGTACCGGTCGCCTCCTCGGTCACTCGGGCATTCAGGTCGTCGACCTGCTGGCGGACGTTCGAGTACGTGTCCTTCTTCATGTTGACGTAGATCCGCTTCATGAGGGCGTCCAGGTCAGAATAGCTCTGGCGCTGGAGCTCGACGCCGGTCTTGTCCCGGATGGCCGAGGCGATCTGGTCCTGGATGGTCTCCTTGTTAAAGTCCGAAAAGAAGGCGTCGACGAGAGGGGAGGGCAGGTACTTTGACGCCATTAAGACTACCGGATAAAAAAAACAAGCCCTAAAAATACAATGAAGGTCCACAAGCGTTCGGGAGATGCCATGCCTATGCTCTTCGACAAAGTCACCAAGCGGATTTCCAAACTCAATGAGGCGCCCGAGTTCGAGCCCCTCAAGGTTCAACCGGACAAGGTGGCCCAAAAGGTTTTCACGAGCATGTACGATGGGATTTCGACGACCGAAATCGACAACCTCACGGCCGAGGTGGCCGTCGGTATGATTACCGAAGACCCGGATTACGAGACGCTCGCCATGCGCGTGACCGTCTCGAACCTACAGAAGACGACCCCCAAGACGTTTAGCACCGCCATGGTCGCACTACACGTCAAGGGGATCGTCTCGGACCACTTCATGAAATGCGTGTCGCTCGAGATGGACTCATGGATCCAGGCTAAGCGCGATTACCTCTTTGGGTACTTCGGGATCAAGACCCTCCAGAAGGGCTACCTCAACGAGGGTGAGACGCCCCAGTACCTCTTCATGCGCGTCGCGGTCGGCATCCACGGTGATGATCTCCCGCGCGTCCGCGAGACGTACGACCTGATGAGTCAGAAGTTCTTCACGCACGCGACGCCGACCCTCTTCAACGCCGGTACTCCTCGCCCGCAGATGTCGAGCTGCTTCCTGGTCGCCATGAAGGACGACTCGATCGAGGGCATCTACGACACGCTGAAGGAGTGCGCTCAGATTTCCAAGTGGTCCGGGGGTATCGGCATTCACTGCTCGAATGTCCGCGCGAACGGATCGCCTATCAAGGGAACCAATGGGGTCGCCGACGGCATCGTCCCCATGCTGCGCGTCTTCAACAACACGGCCAGGTACGTCAATCAGGGTGGTGGAAAGCGCAAGGGCTCCTTCGCCATCTACCTGGAACCCTGGCACGCCGACATCATGGAGTTTCTGGAGCTACGCCTGAACCAGGGTGATGAGGAGATGCGCTGCCGAGACCTCTTCACGGCCATGTGGATTCCCGACCTCTTCATGGAGAAGGTTGAGAAGGATGAGGATTGGCACCTGATGTGCCCTAGCGAGTCCCCCGGCCTTCCCGAGGTATACGGTGAGGAATTCAACGAGTTGTACCGGATGTACGTGGCGCAGGGGCGATTTAAGAAGGCGGTCAAGGCTCGGGCCGTCTGGGACGCGATCCTCAAGTCCCAGGTTGAGACCGGAACGCCATACATGTGCTACAAGGACTCTGTGAACACCAAGTCAAATCAGAAGAACATTGGCGTCATCAAGTCGTCGAACCTTTGCACTGAAATCGTGGAGGTCAGCGGTCCGGACGAGACGGCCGTTTGCAACCTGGCCAGCATCTGCCTTCCGTCCTTTGTCGAAGGAAATCAATTCAACTTTACAAAATTGTGTGAAGTGACGGGGGTTATCACCCGGAACCTGAATCGCGTCATCGACAACAACTATTACCCGACCGAACCGGCCCGCAAGTCGAACCTTCGGCACCGACCGATCGCGATCGGCGTCCAGGGCTTGGCCGACGTCTTCATGATGCTCGGTCTTTCCTTCGACGAGCCCAAGGCTCGCGAGCTCAACAAGGGCATCTTCGAGGCCGTGTATCACGCCGCCCTGACCCAGTCGTGTGAGTTGGCCAAGGAGGAGGGGCCTTACGAGACGTTCAAGGGGTCGCCGGCATCCGAGGGCATTCTCCAACCGGATCTCTGGAATCACAAGACTCCTGAATTTTGGAATGAAATTAGGGAATCAATCAAGATTCATGGACTCCGCAACTCGCTGCTCGTGGCTCCGATGCCGACCGCCAGTACCGCCCAGATCATGGGGAACAACGAGGCGTTCGAGCCGTACACGACCAACATATACCTGCGTCGGACCCTAGCCGGTGAGTTCGTCATGATCAACAAGCACCTGATCAAGGACCTACAGAAGATTGGAAAGTGGAGCCCGGCCGTCAAGACGGATATTGTGCGGAACGGTGGGTCGATCCAGCAGATTCCGGACGTTCCGCTCGAACTC